AGCGGACGTTACAGCACGGCGGGTTCCAGCGGACGTTGCAGCACGGCGGGTTCCAGCGGCTATTGCAGCACGGCGGGTTCCAGCGGACGTTACAGCACGGCGGGTTCCAGCGGCGATTACAGCACGGCGGCAGCCACTGGGGCTTATTGCAGCGCAAAAGCAGATGGAAAAGATAGCATTGCCGTTGTAAACGGTGCTTGCGGTAAGGCGCGCGGCGCACTGGGCTGCTATTTGGTGCTGACCGAGTACGATGATGACGGCCACATGATCTGTGCCAAAATGGCCCGCGTAGACGGTTCCGCCATCAGAGAAAACGTTTACTATACCCTCAAAAATGGTGAGTTTGTGGAGGTCAAGCCGTGAAGAAGCACTGCAACAAGCGCTGGCTTGAACAGCGCTGGGATGCAAGGCAGCCGGAGCGGTTGGAGCATATCCAGATGAAGCGGCAGCTGAGAGGAAAAAAGGAGGGGTGCGGCAGTGAAGCCGAGCATGGGAATTGCAGAGTGCTGCCAGATCATGCGAGATAACAACATCTCGGTGAGCGAGCCGATCTTTACCGGTATGATTCAGGCTGGCAGCTTCCCGGCATGGGCGGTGCCGTCTATTGACACCAAGAGCGCCGCCCCGCTGATCTCACGCGCCGGATTTATGGCGTGGGTGAAGGACTTTTACAAGCTCGAAAAGGTTTATACAAAGGAGGATCCGAAAGAATGAAACTCAAATCTACTACTTACTACTGGCTGGCTGTCATTTTTGGCGGCGTTGGAATAGGCGCAGCTATGGGCGCAGAGGGCACTGCGCAGACCACCGGATACATCTCCGGCACGCTGTTTGCGGTGTCGCTGGTGCTGATTCTGGCTGCTGTTCTGCTGGCTCGTCTGGGCTTTGCCGCAGAGGACAGGGAGAAAGCTGCAAGGTGGCGCAAGTACGGCAAGATCAACCGCACCCACGCCCGCAACCCGGAGTATCCGGAGAATCAGGAGCGCGGGGCATGATGACGGCTAAAGAGTACGTTGAGGACAAAGTCAAATCCTACACGCGGCTTGCCGAACGCTGCAAGCGAGAAGCCGAAGCCTCAGATGACATTGTTGTACGGGCCGGATACTCCGCACGGGCAAACGTCTGGGAGATGTGCGCCGAAGAAATGGACAACGTGCGGGAGATGCTGCAAGAGGAGTCCGGGGAGATCACGTATGCCTGACACTGTCCACCATGTCATGTGGTACACCGTGTACGATGCCAAGACCGGAGACCTGATCGCCAGCGGTACGTCTGAGATGTGCGCAAGGCGGCTGGGTTACAAAAGCGCAAACAGCTTTGCGTCCGCGAGCAGCCACAGCCGCAACGGCAGGCGTCGGGCTCGCAAGTACATTTTTGAGAAAGAGCGCATCCGACGTGATGAGGTGGACAGTCTGCCGCCGATACGCCGCAAAAAAGAAGAGCCTGCCCGTGCGCCAACACGGACAAGCCCAAAGAGTGATGAGTCTCGCCGCCCATCACCACAAAAATAGCACAAAACAGGAGGTTTTACAAGTGGCACTTTTGAGAATTTACGATGTGAAGCAAGAGCCGCCAGCGCTTGTTTCGCAGCAGCAATTTCCGGATACTTCGGATGCAATTGTGATTGCCGATGAACTGGCAAAGAGAAAGCCCGAACAGCTGTACAGGGTGTTTGACGCCGATATGAACGTTGTGTATGCGAGGTGAATATTTATGCAAGAAGAATTGACCGTCCGGGTGGAGCACCCGGAGCTGCCCGCGATCCGGTGGAACGAAGCCGAGGTGCAGCAGAATCTGACCGAGATGCTGGCCGCCTACACCGGCCGCGTCTACACCCCGGAAACCATCAAGGATGCCAAGGCCGACCGCGCCGCCGTGAACAAGCTGGACAAGCAGCTCAGCGATGCCGCCCGCAGTGCAAAGGCTTTTTACATGAAGCCGTTGGAAGAGTTCTTGCAGAGCGCCAAGCAGATGCAGAGCCAGTGTAAGGCTGTATCCGGCGCAATCGATGCTCAGGTCAAGGCTGTGGAGGAAGCCGAACGGCAGGACAAGGCCGACGCCCTGCAGGCTGTCTATGCGGACTGCATCGGCGAGCTGCTGGAGCTTATCCCCTTTGACCGCTTGCTTGTGCCCCAGTGGCTGAACAAGACCTATGACCTGGCAAAGGCCAGCCGTGAACTGCGCAAGAGCGTGGAGACCCGGCGGGAGGAGCTGCGTCTGATCCGGGAGACCTGCGGAGAGGACGCAGAGGCTTGCACCACGGAGTATCTGCGTGAACTGAATCTGAACGCTGCCCTTGTGGAGCATAGCCGCCGCCAGAATGCCAGGGACGCACAGCGCCGCGCAGAAGCCGAGAGAATGGCCGCAGAGCGGGCGCAGGCCACCGCTCCGGTCGTTATCCCTCCGACCGATGAAGAACGCCAGATCGCCACAGAAGCGGCTCAAACGGCGCAGGCCAATGCAGCCATTACGCCGGATGGCAGGTTGGATTTCGGCATGCTTCAGAAATTTGCAGAGCCTGCGCAGCAAGAGGCTCCGGTCCGCAAGCAGTATCGTTTCTGGGTGGAGTTCACCCGCGAGGACATCGCGTGGTTCAAACAGGGAGCCGCAGAGCGCGGCTTCCGCTATGGTTCTATCAAATAATTTTGGAGGTATTTACTTATGGCATTTACTCGTCCCGGCGCACCCGCGCCTACTTCGTCCGTTTCCAATGCACAGGCTCTGGCAAACCGTTCCGTCCAGAACGCCAACCGTGCAGGCAGCACTGCTATGCAGGCCGCATCCCCGTCCGTTCCGGTGGAGATCACTGCTGCCGATGGCCAGCACCTCGTCGTCAGTTTTGACGAAGTACGGCGTTTTATTTGCGACAAAGCCACCGATGCTGAATGCAAAATCTTTCTGGAGACCTGCAAGCAGTACAAGCTGAACCCCTTCACCAAGGAAGCCTATCTGATCCACTACGACAACAAGAACGAGGACACCGCCAGCACCATCGTGCTGGGCAAGAACTGTTATCTGCAGATGGCCGAGCGCAACCCGGCCTACGATGGTTTTGAAGCTGGCGTGATCGTCCTGACCGCAGATGGCCAGCTGCTGAACCGTGAGGGTTCCATCGTCTATGATGGGAACGGCGGCGAGACCCTTCTCGGCGGCTGGGCGAAGGTCTACCGTAAGGACCGCACCCGCGCCAGCTACGAGGAAGTCAAGCTCAGTGAATACGACACCGGAAAGTCTCTTTGGAACGGCAAAAAGGCTACCATGATCCGCAAGGTGGCTTTGGTGCACGCCCTGCGTGAAGCATTTCCTTCTACTTTCGGCGCTCTGTACGATGAGAGCGAGGTGCGTGTGGACGCTGAAGGCGCCGCTCGTGAGGTGCCGCCTGAAGAACTGCCGGTGCTGGATCCTTACGCAGGCTCCCACCGCCACCGCAAGACAGCAGGCACCCTGATCCCTGCCTCGGATGCACCCTCTGCAGAGGAAAACGCCGATGATCCGTTTGGCGGTGATGATGCATGATCGTCCAGACCAAGAACGGCATCATGCTGCACGGCGAGATTGCCAAAGACCCGGTGCTCCGGGATGCCGGGCAGAAGCAGGTGCTGAAGTTTGGCCTGAAAGCCAGCCGCACACAGGACGAGACCGGAAAATGGCAGAGCTTCTTTGTGGGTGTTAACCTTTGGCACGGCATCGACCAGTGGGACGGCATGCTGCAGAAAGGCGATCAGGTCACAGTTTTTGCTCAAAAGCTGAAAGAGCGGGAGTATAACGGCAAGATCTATTACGACGTGGACGCGGATGATGTTCAGCCCGGTGGGCTGGTGACATTCCGTTGGCTGCAGCAGATGATCGACCTGATGGCGCAGCCCGGCCTGCCGCTGGAGCCTGCAAAGCCGGCAGCAGAACCGGAAGGCCTGCAGGGTGCGCAGATATACCCCGGCGAAAGCCTTGCAGACTACGCGCCGCACAGCACCAGCGCTCCGGAAGCGGTCCCTTCTGCTGAGTATGACCCCATCAACGAAGACGCAGAAGATCTTCCCTTCTGATCTTGCAAGCTGTGCTATCCGGCTATACGGGCGTGCAAAGAAGGAGGTGAAAGCGGTTGAAAGAGGAAGAACAGAAAAGCATAGTCATTTACAAATCATGGAAAAAGCCATTGCGTAAATTGTCTCTGGAGCAAAAAGGCAGGATTTTTGATGCGCTGCTTGATTTCCCCGATCCACCGAATTTTGAGGACGACCAGAAGCTCGAAATGGCGTGGGATTTTATGTCCGAGGCGGTGGAATCAAATTCTAAAAAATGGAACGAAAGACGAGAAAAGAGAGCTGCTGCAGGGCGTAAAGGCGCAGAAGTTACAAACGGCAAGCGTCAGCAAAACGCGGCAAATCCGGCAAATGCCGACTTTGACGAGCAAAAACAGCAAAACGCGGCAAATCCGGCTGTAAATGGTAATGTAAATGGTAATGGTAATGTAAATGGTAATGGTAATGTAAATGGTAATGGTATATCACCTAACGGTGGTGTATATAATAGCGCCGCCGCCGTTGACGTAGAACTTTCTAAAATCGTCCAGCATTATCAGCAGGCCGTTGGGGACTTCCCACGCTCTGCGCTGGACAAGCTGCAGAAGTGGAGGCAGGAGTACAGCACAGAGATGATCCTGCTGGCGATTGACAAGGCCACAGAAGCCGGAAAGCGCTCGTGGAGTTACATCAACGGCATATTGTCCGGATGGAAACGGGACGGCCTGCGTACGCCGGGGGACGTGGAAGCCAACGAACAAAGCCGACAAGCCAGACCGCGAGGAAAGCAGCCAACCGAGACCGTAGACGACCAGCTTGCACGGGTGCTGGCGAAGATGGACAGAGAAAGAGGGTTTGAGACATGACGCGGGAAGACGTGGCAAAGCTGATCCGCATGAATTTCGTGCTGTACAAGCTGGGTTCCAAGCCTCTGACCGACAAGGAGATGCAGACCACAATCGATGTGTGGACGTACCAGTTTGGCGACTATGACGGCGATACTGTCAAGCGGGCTTTTCTGGCGGCGAACCGGGTATGCGTTTATCCGGTCACGGTGGCCGACATCTTCAAGCAGCTTTCCCAGTGTCTTGATCCGTCCGCTGAATGGGAAGCTCTGGCTGTAGCGGCACGCAAGGCACAGACATTTTTGAGCTGGCGCAAGTTTCCGATGGTGACCGGCATTGACGAAAAGGGCGGGCTGCTGCGTAGTGACGGACAGAAAGAGCTGAAAGCCCTGTATGACCAACTCCCCCCGGCGGCAAAATCCTATGCCGGGAGCGTGGGAGGGCTTACAGAGCTGGCTGAAATGCCAGACCTTACATACCGCCGTGCTGAATTTTTGAAGCAGGCGCAGGCCGATATCACCACCGCCCCCCGTGAAGCGGCAAGGCTGCGGGCGAGCGAGCCGACAAGGAAGGAGATTACAAAATGAGTGAATTTATGAGTCCGGAGGAAATGGCCCATTACTTGATGGACTTTTGCCACTACCATTCGGCGACCGGAAATGGTTGCCCAGGTTGCCCGTTCGATAAGCCGACCAGTAACGATGGAGATGGAGAATGCCGTCTTGGCGTTCCTGACAGCTGGGATTTTTGAGGGAGATCGAAAAATGAGCGAATTTATCGACCGCGAAAAAGCCATCGCAAACATCAAAGCGGCATATTGCTGCGGCTGCGAAAATTACAACGGCGTAAGATGCCGCGCGTGTCAGATTATGGACGCAGTGGATGTGCTGGAAGATGAACCGGCAGTCGTCCCGGATGTCCAGCGCTGGCGCAAGACCGCAGAAGAGCCGCCGACTGAGGCTGATGCAAATGAAGACGGCGACGTCCTGAGCATCAACAACAACCCCTGCGACGGCTTCATAACAAATTGGCCGTGGAACATGGTGGCAGCTTTCCCGGAAAACCTCCCGGTCTGGATGCCCATGCCTAAACGGCCGGGTGAACGTCGCAAAAAGCTTTACTGGCGTGAAAAAGCAGGTGCGACAATTTGCCCCGTTTGCGGGTATGAATGCAACGATGATTATTACCTTGACAAATTTTGTCCCGGATGTGGAACACGCCTTTGGTTTAACGAGGAGGAAGCCGAACATGACCAACCTGACATGTAAAGACTGCCCCGACCGGCACCCGATCTGTCACGACAGCTGCCCACGGTACGCCGAGTACAAGCGCCAGCTAAAAGCACAACGGATCTACACCAACGGGAACCACGCGGCGGAGCGAATCAGCCGTAACGATTTCAACAAAGAAGGATGGATGGGAGGAAGAAAACGATGAGAACCCATAAGCCTCCCATCGGCACGCCCATGTGGCATGTGCTGGAGCACCTGTACTACGAAAAGACCCGCGCGGGACCGCTGATGGAATATGTGGTCCGTGAAGCCCGTGTGACCGGCTATTTTCAGGGTGGCTACACCGAGATCAGGCTGACGGGAAAGAATGCGGGCGGGTACCTGACGCCGTTTTCCTACCCACTGAGCGACATCGGACGCAGGCTGTTCTATACCCCGGAAGAAGCCGCACAGCTTGCAAAGCGCATGACCGAGAACGAGGAGAAAATGCTCTGGTGCAGTGATCCGCTGCGCAGGCCGTGGGCAGAGTACATCATGCCGGTGGCGGAACAGATAAGCTTATTTCAGAAGGTGAGCAGATGAAGTACAAGCCCGGACAGTATATCGTTTCGCTCGATCATCTGATGGAGCAGGAACTTGTTTATTACGGCGGGAAACTGCTCCACAAGGGATGGTTTGGCAACTGGCAGCTGTGGTATGCGAAAGCTGAGCTTGCCAGACTGCGCATTCGGGAAGCTGTGAGAACGGAGGAAGAACATGAAACCGAAAACAAAATCCGAGCTGATGGCCGAGTGGGCCAACCAGTCCGGGCAGCTCAAGAAAGAGCGGGAGGTCAAGGCCGTCCGCAAGGCGATGGACGATGCCCGCGCCGTGATGCAGGACGGTCTGACCCGGTACGTCAAGAAAAAGACCAAAGCCCGCAGCATGGCAAAGGCTGAAGCTGACCCCTTTGCCGAGCTGGAAGGCTGGGAAAGCATGGAGCAGATCCAGGATGCCTACGGCTATGGCGAGATCACCGCCGACAGGCGGGACAAGCTCACCGACCTGTGGGAAGCCCGGGAAGCCGCCAGAAACAGCCGCAAGGGCGCGGACAAGTACCACGACCTTGTGACGGAGATGCTGGAAACAGCCATCCGCCGGGTGGGCAATGAATACGCAGATATGCTGTTTGAGTATGACCAGCAGCGCAGGGAAGCTGAAAAGCAGTGCGAGCAGCTGGCAATGGAAGGGATGATGAAAAAATGAGTAGTTCCGTAGAATATGCAAAGTCCGAACTCGACCGCATCTCAAAAGATGGAGATGAAATGCAAGACACAATCAACAAAAACATCATTGACATTGTTGAACTTTTCGCAAGTCAAGGACATAGCGGATTTACCGCTGGATATGCAATGTCTATCCTTGAGCGACTTTTGCGTTTCAAGCCACTCACCCCGCTGACGGGCGAAGATGATGAATGGATTGATGTGTCGGACGAAATGGGGCGAAGATGCTTCCAAAATAAACGATGCTCAAGCGTGTTCAAGACAACTGATGCACAAGGTAACACGATTGAGGTACACGACATTGACGCAATCGCTTATTCCGACAACGGTGGCCTTACATGGTTTACAAGTAGCCGCTTTCGCAAAAACGTGACGTTCCCCTATGAGCCACCTACGCACCCGGAAAAAATCTATATCGAATACACGGAAGATGTTCCGCTTGGCTGGTCTGGCGACAAGTATGAGATTATCACTGACGACAAGGAACGTATCGAAGCGTTGAGAACTAAGACGCAGAAGAAGTTTAATAAAGCTGAGGAGTCATCATGCACCTGACCCTCTACGGCGACCCGCGCACCAAGAAAAACTCCGCCCGCATCCTCAAAAGCCGCTCAGGCGGGCGCTTTGTGGCCCCTAGCAAGGCCTACGTGGATTATGAGACGGACTGCCTACGGCAAATCAAAAGGCCACACAGCCCTGTTTCTGTCCGCGTGAACGTGAGGTGCGTGTACTACATGAAGACCGCCCGCCGGGTCGATCTGGCGAACCTCATCGAGGCTACCACGGACATTCTGGTGAAAGCCCGCGTGCTGGAGGACGACAACAGCCGCATTGTTGCCGCCCACGATGGAAGCCGGGTGGAGCTTGATCGGAAACAGCCACGGGTGGAAATTGAGATTGAAGAAATGGAGGACGAAAATGGCTGAATATCATGTTGGGTGTGGACTGTTTGGAAATGTCTACGCTGGGACTTATGCCCCACCCCGCAAGGATGGTTTGCAGGCATGGCGTAACAAGTCAGAGGTAACAAGCGAAGCTGTCAAAGCGGTCATGGGGCATTTCATCACAGAAATGGAGCGTGACGACAAGACAAAGCTCGAAAAGGTGTGGGGCGTTATCGGAAACAAGAAGCTAAAAGTCACTTTTGAGATTTTCACTAGCAAGGAGGAAAACAATGGCCCGCACATGGATACCTGACACTGACACCCAGAAGCCGGACAAAACCGATTACCGCATTGTTAAGGCGTGGCTGAACCGCTACCGCGAAGCAGAGAAAAGATACTACTTGCTGTCTGACCGTCTGGCCGAAGCACAGGAGGCCACCCGGCACATTACCCAGAACCTCAGCGCGGCCCCCGGCGGAAGCAAAGATGGCCAGAGCCTTGCCCGGGCGGTTGAACGCGAGGAGGAAGCGGAGCGCCGCGCTTATGAGCAAAGAGCGGTCTGCGACAGGCTGTTCCTCGAGATCAGAAACGCGCTCGCCCAGATCCAGAACGAGAAAGCATACACGGTGCTGTACAAGTACTATCTCGATTGCCTCACGTGGGACAGGGTCGCAAAAGATATGAATTACTCTCTGCGCATGGTCTATGTCTTGCGGCGCAAAGCAATGGAGGAGCTGAGCCTTTAAAAACATTGCACTGTCATTACATTGCGGTTTCACTATTACATGGTGTAAAATTGTATCATCGGAAAAGCCAAAAGGCAAACCGATGCACGCAGCCTCCGAAACGTGTTCCTTCTTAGCATTTTCCTCCTTTTCTGTTTGCAGGTACCGGGCTTTGCTCTCTTCACGTTTCGCGGGCTGCTTCTATGCGATACACTGAAACAAAGGCAGCCTGCCGCTCATGAGAGACAGGAGGCGGTTCGATTCCGCCGTATCGCACCGTATGGCGCATGGACTAGACAACCCGCAAGGCCGCACGTGTACAACCTCCCGTGCCAAGAAAAGGCCTTAGAATCCTTGCCAAGGTGTAGCTTTCTTGACAGGATGTGCGCCAACCAACAGCCCCGGCGGAAAACCGGAGCTGTTTTTATATGCCGCCTGAGCGCAGTTTGGAGCGCGGCGCGTGTGTGTAGACACGGCTGGTTCGATTCCAAGGGCGGCTTTTATACTCCGGTAGCTCAAGCGGTAGAGCAGCGGTCTCCAAAACCGCATGTTGCAGGTTCGAGCCCTGCCGGGAGTGCTTGCGTGCCCTATGAGGGGGCAGCGCAATAGCGGGGCATCCGGCCGCGAAAGTTCCGGATGCAGCAGCGCCCACCGTTTGACGCATGTCCAACGAACTGAATGCACGGGCGCTGCTTATATGCCGTCATAGCTCAACTGGCAGAGCGCCGCCCATTTAAGGCGGGACAACGTTGGTGACACCACGGGAACATCACTGCACAGCCAACCACTGCGCACATCCATTCCGTGGGTGCTGGTTCAAATCCGGCTGGCGGCACATTCGATATTTTGACCGTTCGGATTTCCGGGCGGTTTTTCTTTTGCATGGGTTTAGAGAGGTGGTGGCGGTGAGCGCGAAGCGGCTGACAGACAGACAAAAAAAGAAGATCATCGCTGACTATGTGCAGCTGCAGAGCTACGCCAGAACCGCAAAGCTGAACGACGTGGCAGAAAGCACCGTGCGGAAAATCGTGAAAGATAATCCCAAGTGCGCGGATTTGTGCGCCTTAAAAAAAGAGCAGAACACGCAGGACATGCTTTCCTACTTAGGTAGCAAGCGCGGGGAAGCACAGGATCTTCTCGGGCTGTACCTTCAGGCGATGGCAGACCCTGACAAGATCGCAGAGGCAACGCTGCCGCAGCTGTCCACGGCGTTTGGCACCATCGTGGACAAGTTTGCTGTGCTGGGAGACCAGAGCGGCATAGAAGCCCCGGACGATGGCCTGCTTGAGGCTCTGAGCGCTGCCGCAGACATCAGCCCGCCGGATGACGTGGAGATGCTGCCGGAGGAAGAGGACGACCATGCGGAAAAGTAACGGTTTTCGTTGGAAAGCCCTCAGCCAGCGGCAAAAGCAGGTCTTGAGCTGGTGGACACCGCAGAGCACATACAGCGGCTACAACGGCATCATTGCCGATGGAGCTATCCGCTCGGGCAAGACCTTTGCCATGAGCTTTTCTTTTGTCCAGTGGGCTATGACCTGCTACAGCGGCCAACAGTTTGCCATGTGCGGCAAGACCATTGCCAGCTTCCGGCGCAACGTGCTGGGCACACTCAAGCAGCAGCTTGCAGCCCGTGGTTACAACGTCAAGGAGCATCGGGCAGAAAACTGCATGACCGTCAGCAAGGGCGGCAGAACCAACGAATTTTACTTTTTTGGCGGCAAGGACGAGAGCAGCCAGGACCTGATCCAGGGCATCACCCTTGCCGGGGCATTCTTCGACGAGGTGGCCCTGATGCCGCAGAGCTTCGTCAATCAGGCCACGGCCCGCTGCTCTGTCACCGGGTCAAAGTTTTGGTTCAACTGCAACCCGGGCAGCCCACAGCACTGGTTTTATCTCGAGTGGGTGCGGAAATGCCGTTCCCGCAAGATGATGTATCTCCATTTCACGATGGACGACAACCTGTCGCTTTCCGAGGACATCAAGGCCAGATACCGCAGCCAGTACAGCGGCGTTTTTTATCAGCGCTTCATTCTTGGCCTGTGGACGGTGGCCGAGGGCCTTGTATATGACATGTTCGACCGCAAGAAGCACGTTGCTGATGTGCTTCCGGCGCTGTCTCCAAAGAGCAGCTATGTGGCTTGCGACTTCGGCACCCAGAACGCAACGGTTTTTTTGCTGTTCCAAAAGCAGGCAGATGCAGACTGCTGGATCGTCACCCGGGAGTACTACTACAGCGGCCGCGAACAGAAGCGGCAAAAGACCGTGGGCGAGTATGTTGCGGACCTCAAGGCGTGGCTGAATGGACTCAAGCCGGAGAGGATCATCGTTGACCCCTCTGCCTTGCCCCTGATTACAGAGCTGCGCAAGAACGGCTTTACCCAGACGCCCGCAAACAATGATGTCCTGAGCGGCATTCTGGACGTACAGACCATGCTGCAGACCGGGCGGCTGAAAATATACAAGGACTGCAAGCACACGCTGGAAGAGTTTGGCGTGTACGCTTGGGACCCAGACAAAGACGACACCGTGCTGAAGGTCAACGACCACTGCATGGACGCTATTCGATATTTTGTGCGCACGAAGCGCCTTGTAAAACTGAGGAATTGATTTTGAGCACTGTATACACATTCCAGACTTTTCAGCAGGCGCAAGCCGCCGGGGAACAGCCTGATTTCATCCGGCGGTTCGTGCAGCAGCACTGCACTTCCGGCCCCTACAAGATGGCGCTGGATGCCGACCTGTACGACGCACAGAAAAACCCGGGGGCTGAACGCTTCGCGCAGGCCTACGCTTTGATGCTGCAACGCCTATCCAAAAACACCAAGCAGGACACCCCACACCCCGATATGGTCAAGAGTAATCTTTTCCGGCGGCTCAACAAGCAGAGGGCGACCTACTCCCTCGGCAACGGCGTGGTCTTTGCGGACGATGGCGTGGACAAGGGCAAGCTTGGGCAGAACTTTGATGAGCAGATCCAGAAGGCCGGATATTTTGCCCTGATCCACGGTGAGAGCTTCGGATTCTGGAACAACGACCATCTGGTGATTTTCAAGCTGACCGAGTTCGCGCCCCTGTACGATGAAAAAACAGGCCTTTTGCAGGCGGGTGTGCGCTTTTGGCGGTTGAACCCGGACACGGATATGCACTATATCCTGTACGAGCTGGACGGCTTTACCGAGTATACGGAAAGCAAAATCGGCAATGTGATGCAGGAGACAACGCCGAAGCAGGCATACAAGAGCGTGACCGTCACCACACCCGGCGGCGGGCTGGAAAGCGTGGAGGGCGAAAACTACAGCGCTCTTCCCATTGTGCCGCTGTGGGGCTCCGACCTGCACCAGAGCACCCTTGTGGGGCTGAAAGCTTACATTGACAACACTGATCTGGTGATGTCCGGCTTCTGCAATGACTTGCAAGACTTTTCGCAGATCTACTGGCTGTGCGAGAACTTCAACGGCATGACCGATGGCGAGCTGCAGGAGTTTCTTGTCAAGCTGAATCTGTACCACATTGCAGGCGCAGACACTAGCGAGGGCGGCAAGATCACCCCCTACACCACCGAGATTCCCGTGACGGCCCGGCAGGCTCTGTTGGAGCTGCTCCACACACGGGTGTATGAGGACTTCGGCGGTCTGGATGTGCATTGCGTCAGCGCGGACAGCACCAACGACCATCTGGATGCGGCCTATGAACCGCTGAATCAGAACGCGGACGATTTCGAGGCACAGATCAAGCCGTTCATCCGGCAGATTTGCGCACTGGCTGGCTTTGACAACGCCATGCCGACATTCAACCGCAGCAAGATCACCAACACAGCCGAGCAGGTCGCAACGGTGATCTCCGAGGCGCCCATCATCGGGCAGGACGTGGCCATTGACCTGCTGCCCAACCTGACCCCGGAACAAAAGGAGCAGGCCAAGGCCGCACTGATGGCTGAGAGCGCAACGAGAGAGACCACGGACTAGGAGGAGGAAGACAATGGCGAATCTTAAAATTCCGATGGAAGGGAAAATAGAAATCGAGCTGTCAGAAGAAGCAGAAAATGTTATGCAACGGTTCATTTCCGCTGTTGAGCTGCTGCAGGGAACGACTATTGATGTCGCAAGGCCAAACGTGCGGATGGTCGGCATTGATGCGTTTGGACGACCGCAGTTTGAAAAAGAGGAGGGAAACGAAGATGGCACTTTACCGAGTTCCGATTAAGTGGGAGCAGCGCGGATATTTACTTGTCCATGCCGAGAGCCAAAACCAAGCAGCCGAGGCGGCATTGAATAAAATGGACGTTTACCCGCTGGACAGCGAGCCAATCCCCGGAAGCCTTAAGCTTGCATTTCCTTCCGAAAATGCGGGTGAATACGTTTCGAGAGTAGCTGATGGATTTGAAAGCTAATGACCGTGACCGCATCTCTACCCGCCAGCTGAACCGCCTGCGCCGCCGCATCCTCCGGGTGTACGGCACTGCCCGCCGGGAGATGCAGGAGCAGCTGACCAAGTTTCTGGCAAAGTACAAAGCGCTGGACGAGCGCAAGCGGGCGCAGCTGGATGCAGGCGAGATCACCGAGGATGACTACCGCATCTGGCTGCAAAATCAGGTCTTTCAGTCCGATTTGATGCACGCCAAGCTGGACGGCATCACCCAGACCTGCACCACAGCCCAAGAGACGGCCTACAAGCTGGCCCGGGACGAGCAATACAACATCTTTTCCTTCGGCGCAAACTGGGCTTTCTACGAGATGGAACAGGCCGCAGGCGTGACGTTCGGGCTGACCCTGTACAACACCGAGGCGGTGCGGCTGCTTTTGCAGGAGCGCCCCCGGCTTGTGCCCAACAAGCGTATCAAAAGCGAGAGCAATAAAACCTATGATGCAAAGGTATTCAATCGCTACGTCATGCAGGGTATCGTGCAGGGCAAAAGCGTCCACGACATCGCCGTGCAGGCCGTCAACGGCATGGCAGATACAGAGATCCACTGGGCCATGAACAACGCCATCACGGCTCTTACCAGCGCCCAGAACGCCGGGGCATTGCAGCAGATGCGAAACGCCCAGGCTTTGGGCATCGAGGTAAAAAAGCGGTGGAACTCCACCCACGACTACCGCACCCGTGAGATGCACCGCCTGCTTGACCAGCAGACAGCAGAGCTTGACGAGCCGTTCAAGGTCATGGGCTACGAGATTCAGCGCCCCGGCGACCCCAACGCCGCCCCGGAGATGGTTTACCACTGCCGCTGCGTGCTGTCCTCTGCACTGGGCAAATATCCCCGGCAGAACGCCATGCAGCGGGACAATGTGACCAAAGAGACCACCCACGTCATGGATTACACCGAGTGGTATAAATCCAAGGGCGGCAAAGAGAAAGAGCAAATGTGGTGGGCGGAAGAGCGCAAGAGAAAGAGGACAAAAAAATGAATTCTGCCGAAAATTTCGAGAATCTTGCAAAGGCATTTTACAATGCCGGCGGAACCGCTAAAAATTTCGCCGAAGCGGTCAGGAGGGCTGAAAAGGTAGCGAACCGGCCCGATTGGCCGAAAACTTATTTTGAACGCAAGAGAAAGAGGAAGATTGCAAAGCATGAAAAATAAGAAGTTTGGGATTGTTGTAATCAACGATGACTTTTTCTTGAACTTTTGCCGTGATTTTAAGCCCCCGTGTGGTTACATTAAGCCAAAACACGCGCGGCCTTCCTACGGAAATGGTGCAAAGCCGCATGGAGCACACAAACGCCTTATTAGGACAATGGAAGGAGTCAGAAAAAGAAAGAAGGGATGAACCGTGATTCTGCCGATGGAAAACACCGAAAAGATGATTTTTCCGGGCGAAGGAAGGTTCCATATCCCTATCATCAAGCCGGAAACGGACATCCGCATTGACAAGCTGGAATGGATTCCTTTCAACTATGCCCTGTCTGCCAAAGATAAGGGGAGCAAAGGCGTCCATTTTTATTGTGATGATTACCAGTTTGAACGTGTTTGGCGCAATCCTGACAAGTATGTGCCGCTTTTGCAACAGTTCGGTGCGGTTCTTTCCCCTGATTTTTCCATGTTCCGAGACCACCCGGAAGCGGTACAGATTTGGAGCGCCTATAAACGGCACTGGCTGGCAGCGTACTGGCAAATGCACTGTATCAAGGTCATTCCCACCATCGAATGGGTATGGCCGGAAAGCTACGAGTGGTGTTTTGACGGAGAGCCGCGAAACTCCATCATCTCCATTTCGTCCGTTGGGCTGATGAATGAACATCTAGCTACAACCCTTTTTACGATGGGATGCAAGGAAGCTATGCGGCGCTTAAATCCTACGCAAGTCCTTTGGTATGGCAAGCCATTACCAGGGATGGACTTTAACGCAACTGTAATTAAACCGCAATATGCGGAAGTAAGAGAGAGGTGTCACGATGAGCGGCGGTGGTAGAGCATCCGGCAGAGCCGGGCGCAGCTCCGCGAGAGCGGGCGGCGGCGCAAATGGAGCAAAAAGTTTGGATAGTACGCTGGTAAGAAGATCGAATGATTTTTCGTTGTTTGATGCTGGCGATGCAACAAAGCGCGAGTATGAAGCGAACGTGAAGAAAATCCAACAGTCGAATCTTACTCAGCAGGAAAAAGCGGCGGCACTGGATAAATTGCATGAACTGACAACGGAACAGCTAAAGGCTCAGACGAAGGTTGCGAATCCATACGTTTCCGGCCCTGCAAGGTTTAACCAGAATCAGGTGCAAAAGGCAGTGGATAACACGGCACAGAAACGGCAAAACGTCAATTCTTTTATGAAAGATGTGCAGAAAAAGTCAACCGCAAACAAAAAGGCAGCTGAAACAAAGTCGCTTTCTTCCGTTTTGGGTTCTGCAATGGACAGGGGCGCACTTGAAGTGACATTTGAGGGAAAGACCTACTATCGCGCAAGAAAAAATTCCAAGACGTGGAGAGTTCGGTAAACCATGAACTTTAACTACGACATCAAATTCACCGACAACACCCCGCAACTGCATGAAGCTCTGGATTCATGGGCGGAGCGGGTGCTGACCCTCTGGGGCATGAAGGTGCAGGACTACGCCCAGCTGCTTGTGCCTACTGGCACGGCAGACAGCACAGGCATTGAGGGTTACGTGGGCGGTGCGCTCAAGCAGAGCCTGACCTACGCCCTCGACCTCGCAAAAAAGACCGTGACCATCGGCAGCAACCTGTTTTACAGCGTGTATGTGGAGTTGGGAACGGGCATCTTTGCCGAGAAAGGCAACGGGCGCAAAACGCCGTGGGTCTGGAAGGACTTCAACGGCAAGTGGCACTTTACCCGGGGCATGGCCCCGCGCCCATTCCTCCGCCCGGCGGTGGAAGAACACATTGACGAGCTGCGAGAGATCGCGGTGGAGGAAGGAAACAAGAAGGCATAACATGAAGAAAATTTTCGCATCTATCGTGCTGCTTGCGGCGCTGTTGCTGTGCGGCTGCTCGGAGGCTGCCAAGGCCAATGCCAACATCTCCAAGCAGGCCGATTACTTTGAGAGCGAGCGCAAGATCACCGTCTACAACGCCCGAACCGACAAGGTGATCATGGAAGCCGAGGGCTACATGTCCATCTCCAACAACTCGGACAACGAGCTGGTCTGCACTGTAAAAATCGGCCCAGACACCTACCGCAAGAATTACATCTACCTGAACGACTACACCATGTATGTGGTGGAGGACATCACCGGCACCCATACCGACCCCTACCACTACAAGCTCTATTTCCACACTGACATCCTGCCCAGCGTGGAAACAAGACCGTAAAATTTAATACTCAGCGGTTGGCGCACAGCGTCAGCCGCTTTTTTATGCCGCTTTCGCTCAATGGTAGAGCTGCTGATTTGTAACCAGCGGACGCGGGTTCGATTCCTGCAAGCGGCACCACACCGGCAGCACGTCCGGCAAATAAAAACCTTATTGCCAAGCATGGCAGCCCGAGCAAGGGCAGAAAGGACTATCACATGGCACTCAAAAGAGCTGACATCCGCACGATTCTGGAGAACCCCGAAACCTCCAACGATGACAAGGCAAAAGCCATTCTGGACGCCCTGCACAAGGAGACGGACGAACTCAAGGACCAGCTGGATGCAGAAAAAACAGCCCGCACACAGGCCGAGAAAGACCGGGACGCAGCCAACGGCGGCAAGCAGGCCGCAGAAAAGGCGCTGACCGACTACAAGGCCCAGCAGACCCAGAAAGACACCCACGCAGCCAAGGAAGCCAAGTTCCGGGAGCTGCTGAAGTCCGCCGGGGTGCTGGACAAGTATGCAAACCGCGTCGTGCGGCTGTCTGGCGAGGATATCGACAAGCTGGAGCTGGACGATAAGGGCGAGGTCAAGGACGCCAAGAAGCACGCCGACAGCCTGAAAGCTGATTGGAGCGACTTCGTAGGCACTACGACCACCACAGGCGCAAAGGTGGACAACCCGCCCACCAATGCCGGCTCCAAAATGACCAAAGACCAAATTTTTGCAATCAAGGACGCTGGCGAACGCCAGGCGGCCATTGCAGCAAATGCCGACCTGTTTACAGGCGGCGGAAAGGACTAACACATGGCAGCAAAGACCAATCTGACCACCACTACCGAGATCACCGTCAACCCCCGGGAAATCGACTTTGTGACACGCTTCCAGCGCAACTGGGAGCACCTGCGGGAGATCATGGGCATCATGCGCCCCATTCGGATGCAGCCCGGCACCGTGCTGAAGAGCAAGTACGCCCAGGGCACCCTGCAGAGCGGCACCGTGGCCGAGGGCGAGGAGATCCCCTACAGCCAGTACACCGTCAAGGAGAAGGACTACGGCAAGATCACAATCGAAAAGTACGCCAAGGCCGTCTCCCTGGAGGCAATCCAGAACTATGGCTATGATGTGGCCGTGCAGAAGACCGATGACGAGTTCCTGTTCGACCTGACCGCAAAGGTCACGGACAAGTTCTACAAGTACCTGAACACCGGCAGCCTGAAGGGCACCCCCAAGACCTTCCAGATGGCTCTGGCCATGGCAAAGGGCAGCGTGGAGAACAAATTCAAGAATATGCACCGCACCGTCACCGGCGTTGTGGGCTTTGCCAACGTCCTGGACGTGGCGGAGTACCTGGGCACCGCCCCGATCACCATCCAGAACCAGTACGGCTTCCAGTACATCAAGGATTTCATGGGCTACAACACCATCTTCCTGCTGTCTGACGGCGAGATCGCAAAGGGCAAGGTCATTGCCACCCCCGTGGACAACATCGTGATGTACTACGTTGACCCCTCCGACAGCGACTACGCCAAGGCCGGGCTGGTGTACACCACCGCAGGCGAGGCCAGCAACCTGATCGGTTTCCACACCCAGGGCAACTACACCACCGCCGTCTCTGAGAGCTTCGCCATCACCGGCGTGACCCTGTTTGCTGAGTACCTGGACGGCATCTCTGTCCAGACCATTACCCCGGGTGAATCGGTCTAACCTGCAAGGGGGTGACTTTGCATGACCGTCCCAGAGCTGTGCGTTTACACGCACAATTTTTTTGACCGGGCAGATGATCCCGTTGCCGGGGAGTTTGCTTTTGAGCCGGATACCGTGCCCGCCGGGGTAGTGCCGGGGCAGTATTTCCTCGTGTGCGGATCCATCTTCAATGACGGCATTCACAAGGCCGGGGACGGCGATCTGACCGCCGAGACCTTCACCGGGACGGTGCAGCCCATGCGCGTGCCGCCTGACTTTGTGGCGCTGGCTGAAAAAATCGACGCATACGACAAGGCTCTCCCATCCGGAGGCGTGTATGTGTCCCAGTCCTTTGCCGGGTGGTCCGGCACAATGGCCACAGGCACGGACGGGCTGCCCGCAGACGGCAAGACCCGCTATAAATCCGAGATCAATCAGTGGAGGAAGATGTGACATGGTCAACGCGTTCACTGCATCCACTGTGATGCAGAGCTTTACCCAAAAATACCGCTTTCAGACCCGCAGCTATGAGCCGGACGGCGTGGGCGGCTTTGTATCCGGCTGGCAGGACGGACCCGAGTTTGAGGCTGTGGAGCGCCACGACACCACTGTGGAAGCACAGGTGGCAGAGCAGGCCGACACGGCATCCACTTACACGCTACTTGTTGGCACCGGCGTTCCGCTGGCCTTCCCGGACTACATCAAGCGGGTGGACGGCGGGCAGACTTTCCAGATCACCAGCGCGGCAGATGAGGGCAAAGCCCCGCCGGAATCCGGCATGGGACTGCGGGCCGTAAAGTGCAAAAAGGCGGTGCTGCCGTAATGGGACCGTCTGAGAGCATCAACCGGGCGCTGAACGCTTTTTTCAACGGCTTTGGCATCCCGGGCTATCTGGAAGATAACATCCCTCCTGCCGCTTCACTGCCCTATCTGACCTACAAGCCCACCATCCCCGGCGGGTGGAACGAAACGGCATCCTTCCACGCCCGGCTGTGGTACCCCAGCAAGGGCGGCAGAGCCCCCATCCTGCAAAAAGAAGATACGATCAGCGCGGCCCTCGAGGACAGCACAACGCTTTCCTGCGAGGGCGGCGCTATTCTTTTGCAAAAAGGCACCCCATGGGCACAACCCCTCGACAACCCGCCTGAAGGGTATCTGTGCGAATATCTCAATTTTGAAATCACGCAATTTTGCGAGTAAGGAGCAATATGGCAAGAAAGTTTACCAAGATCAGCGCAAAAGCATTCGAGTCCATGCAGATCAATGCCGGTGTCGTGCTGAACACGTTTGACCCGACCGGCGCGACCGAGATCAAGGATGCAGACATCATCTGCGCAACCTCCGGCGGCGTGACGGCAGAGTGCAAGCCCAACATCACCGACCTTGGCGATGATGTGGACAACTGCCAGAAAAACACCGCAGAGCTGATGCAGATCGAGGACTACGACTGCACGCTGGCCTTTACGGCCCTGAACGTCACAACAGACGTTATCAAGCTGGCGCTGGGCGCAGCGGATGTGAGTGAAAAGAAGGTCACCCCCCGCATGACGCTGGACCCGACGGCAAGCACCGGCGACTTCAAGGACATCTGGTGGGTCGGCGACACCATCGACGGCGGCTTTGTGGCCGTCAAGTTGATGAACGCACTCTCCACCGGCGGCCTGTCCCTCAAGACCACCGACAAGGGAAAGGGCAATCTGTCTGTCACCCTGACCGGCTGCCCCCGGATGGGTGACGACGCCGTGCCTATGGAGTGGTACTACAGCCCCAAGGCCGCAGCATAAGGAGGACACCGCATGAAATTTTTGACAGAGCTGTCCGATGAAGATTTTCTGCGCCACTGCTGGCAGATTGCCGATGTGGCAGAGGAGGTCTTGGAAAAATCCAAGATCATGGAGCTGCGCAAGGTTCTGCCGGTCCTGACCGGCGAGGAAACGCCGGAGGAGCTGGAACAGAAGAAGAAGGAGCAGGCAAAAAAGAACATTCAGGCTATGGCAAAAAGCTTGCTGTTCGACAATGCCGCTGCTACCGCAAAGCTGCTTCCGCTACTCTATGAGCCGGACGTGGATGAAAACGGGGTGGTTGAAAACATCGGCCCGTTCAAGAAGATGCGCGCGGTGAAAGAACTGCTGAACAACGATGATGTGCTGGATTTTTTGCTCTGGTGTCTGCCGTTGGTGCTGGCGGGTACAGACGCCTGATTTCTTCCATTAGCCCGGACGCGCTGCGGCTGTTTGGCAGGCCGTACATTTTGCAGCACTGCCTGAACGCTTTGCGGCAAGAGCGCATCACGCTCAGCTATCGGGCGTACATGACGGACGCTCTGGCGCACCTTATAGGCGCGGAAGAGCGGTGGTACGACATGGTGGCCGGGCTTGTGGAAAACCGCCCACAGCCGCCGCAGCCGTCCGCTGATGAAGTGATAGCACGCATTAAAAATGGCTTGAACGGGGGTGATGAAGCCTGAAAATTTTTGAATTGAGCGCCACCCTCGGGCTGGACGACAGTGCCTACCGGCAGGGCATCCAGAATGTACAATCCGAAACAAAAAAAACCGTTTCTTCGCTGTCAGGAGAGTACAGCAAGGCCGCAAAGGCCGTAGTGGAACTGACCAGACGTTACAACGAATCGGTGGGCAGGACCGGCAAAGCGTCCTCTGAGACCAAAAATCTCAAGACCATGTTGGCACAGGCAGAAGCGCAGCTCAGGGCAACCACGACCGCGCTGAAAGCTGCAAACAACGGCATGGATGGCTTTGCCAGCTCCACGGATAAAGCGTCCGGCAAGTCTCTGGCCAACGCCATTACACAGGGCACGGTCATGGCGAACGTCTTCTCGAAGCTCGGCTCCGCTGCACTCAGTGCCGCAGAGGGGTTCATCTCTTCCGGCATCGAGTACAACGCCCAGATCGAGAAATACACCACCGGCTTTACCAATATGTTGGGCAGCGCGGAAGCGGCGCAGCAGGTCATGAGCCAGATCCAGGAAGACGCGGCAAAGACCCCGTTTGACGTCGAGTCCCTGACAAAGGCCAACCAGTACCTGATCTCTGCTGGCGAGAACGCTTCCTATGCCCGCAGTACCATCATGGCGCTGGGCGACGCGGTTTCTGCGACCGGTGGCGGCAACGACGAGCTGAACCGCATGGCGCAGAACCTGCAGCAGATCGCCAACACCGGCAAGGCTACCGCGGCCGATATCAAGCAGTTTGCTTATGCCGGCATCGACGTGTACGGCATTCTGGCCGACTACACAGGCAAGTCCACTGCTGAAGTGCAGAAAATGACCATCAGTTATGATCTGCTGACGCAGGCTTTGCAGGCCGCATCCGAAGAGGGCGGGCGTTACTACAACAGCATGGACACCCAGAGCCAGACCATGAATGGCCGCGTTTCCACCCTGAAGGACAACGTGAGCCAGCTGGCCGGATTGCTGACCGGCGATTTATCCGGCGGCATCGGCGTTGTAATCGGCAATCTGAATGATCTGATCGTAAAGGCGCAGGAAGCCTACAAAACGGACGGCTGGATTGGTCTCGCAGGCGCGATCACCGGCCTGACGGAGCCTATCAACACGGCAAAAAACGCTCTCAGGGACTTCGCAAGCAAAGCCACCACATGGCTGGATCAGCTGAGCTATAAACTCAACCGTTTTCTTGGAAAAGCCGCCACAGCAGACTTCAATACCTACGAAGAGTACGCGGATGCAAATAACCGGAAGAGCAACAAAAACCGTTTACGGCAAAATGCTCTGAATGGCATTGGCATCAGCAACAAAAGCTGGTCTGAACGTCAGGCGGAGCTGGCGGCAGCCAGCGGCAACGGCGGCAGCTCCATTACAACCAGCCCGTCTGGTTCTTCCGCTGGCAAAAGATCCAGATCCTCCGGCTCCAAGTCCACCACCGAAACGGTCATTTCGTCCATCTCCAGCACAGCTACCACCACCGCGCAGAATGCGCTGGGCGCTGTGACCACCAGCATCCAGACCCTTACCGAGAAGGTCAAGGACAGCTCCGGCAAGATCAAAGACCGCATCACCGAGACCACCACCACGACCGGCAAGGAGATGGTGAACGGCGTCGCCACGACCTTTAAGCAGGTCGAGACCAAAGTCAACGGCACGGTCACAAAGGTCACAAAGACCTATGATGACATGTCAAAAACGCTGCTTGGCACCTTTACCAACGTCTCGGAAACCACCGTTGACGGAATCACCGCAAAGGTGCAGCAGGCGGTGGAAAAGTACGCGGACGGCAGCGAGCATATCAAGAAGACCGTCACAGAGACTGGCCAGCGCATCGGCGAGAACGGCGCGGAGACCTACGAGAAGATCATCACCTACATCGACGGCGTTCAAGACAAGGTGACGGAGACCTCCAACGAGATCGACAAGAGCGTGAAGGGCACCCAAAGTCGCATTGACCAGCAGCTGAGCGAGGCTTCCGGCCAGCTGGATAAGGGCATTTTCGGGCTGGTAAAAAGCGCCTTTAGTGATGCCAAAAACGGCGACTGGGCAGGTCTTGGGCTGGATTTTGTCAATCTGATCTGGGGCGAAGTATCGCAGAAGCAGCGTGACGTGATCTCTGATTGGCTCAATAAGGCACTGACCGCGGTCAACGAGGGCTACTTCAGCGGTGGCATCGGCAAGGCATTTGATATCTTCCAGAAGCTTTTTTCTGACGGCGGGGTAAAATCCGATATCGACGGTGTGACCAATTCGGTCAAGGCTTTTGGTGAGATCGTCAACGGTCTTGCAGGCTCCGGCGGCGTGGGCGGCGCTCTAGGCAGCATCGTCCAGAGCTTTTCCGGCATGGCTGGCGGCATCACCTCTGCACTGGGCAACATCGTGTCCTTTGTGGCAGCAAACCCCGTCCTTGCCCTGATCCTGGGCGTGGGCGCAGTCGCCGGCGGCATCGGCCTTGCCATGTGGATGGACAAGAAGAATAATCAGAAGCCCGTCAGCCACTACCAGAGTCCCTTTGACAAGACCGGCGTGTATGACAGTCTGGGCACCTTCTCCACCCGCGCAGCCCTGCAGTACCGCGTCACCGGCCAGCAGTCCATCGTTGACCGGCAGACCAACATTCTGGAACGTATCGAGGGGATGCTGGACGAGCATCTGCCGGACATCGGCAAGGGTCAGGTGGTCATGGACTCCGGTGAACTGGTGGGCGTGCTGTCGACCCGCATGGCGACCAACGTCGATGCACGCATCGGCGTGACAGTGGAACGGAAAGCGAGGGGTGTGTAATGGCAAAGCTTCTGGGGGCAAAAATCGGCAATTTTCACACCCTGACAGATTGGGGGCTGTACCTCAAGGTAGGCAGCCCTAAAATCGGCGCGGCAGAACCGGAAGAATACCTTGTGCAGGTCACCGGATCCGATTCACTGCTGAACCTGACCACATGGGACGATGGCAAGGTGCACTATAAAAAGCGCACCATCACCATGGAGCTGCTCTGCAACGCGCCAAAAAGCAAGTGGCCCTACATCGAAAGCACCATTGCCAATGCCATTCATGGCAAGTGGCTACAGTGCCGCTTTGATGAAGACCCGGCGTGGTACTGGGAAGGGCTTTGGAAAGTCACACCCTCCCGCGACCGGCTTTCCAGCACCTTTACCATCACCGGCACCTGCAACCCCTTCAAGCGCAGCGTCTACGACGGCACCAACGACTGGCTGTGGGATGACTTCAACTTTGAAACGGACATCGTGCGCAACTACACGGATATCCCGCTCAAGGCAAACAAAGACGTTCAAGTGTCCATAACCGGTGCGCCCCGTGCGGCCGGCATCTACTTCCAGCGCAGCGAGACCGCCGCAAACATCGCGGTGTCTCTCAATGGCTTTGAGGTGGGCATTCTGGCCAAGTCCACCGACTGGCAGTATATCGAGGGGCTTACTATGCCGGATGGCGTGGTGGGCACCCTCGTTTTTGCTGCATCGGCAGACTGCAGCATCAGCATCAAGTATTTGGGGGCAAGCCTATGAGCTATAAAGTTTATGCTGGCGTGCAGACGGATGTAGACACATGGAAAACTAAGATCTGTATCCACGATATCAGCGATATTACCGACACGAAAAAGCTCATCAGCCCCACGCTGACCCGCGAAGTGGGTAAAGCTGGCTCTTTTGAGTTTACCATGCCGCTGGGCAATGTGGCACACTCTGCGCTGCAAAAGCTGCGCACTACGGTAGAGGTGGAACAGGACGGCGTTTCCATCTGGCAGGGCCGTCCCATGAGCCATGAACAGGATTTTTTGATGCGTCAGAAAATCTACTGCGAAGGGGAGCTTGCATATCTGAATGATAGCGGCATTGCGCCGTACGCTGCAAAAAATGTGAGCTTTTCGCAATTTTTGGAATGGATCTGCGATAACCACAACGGAATGGTAGATGCATACAAAGCTTTTACTCCTGGCAATGTGCAAATGGACATTCCCATGATCGTGCCCTATATCGACGGCATCAAAGTCGTGCAGGTGGGTTACAGCTACGATTCTAATGATGGAGATTACATTTACCATTGGGGAATTGTAGATCCCGTGGATGGAAAGACGAATATTTTCTATGAGGAAACAGAGATCAACAAAGCTTCCTGCCTGAGCTGGGAAATCGATGAAGAGCACATTGCGGAAGGTCGCATTATTTCACGGATTGGAAGCAACAATTTCCGCGTGCGTCTGTTTGCAGCCTATGTAAAGGGCAAAACGTACGCCGCAAAGGTCGAAGTGAAAAAAGCCGAAATCGTCTGCGGTACTTGCAACAAGAATTTTGGCACGTACTCCATTTACAACGTTGAGCAGGCATCTGAATCCAAGACCTTTAAGATCACCGAGCAAAACGGGAAATACATCCTTGCTATCAACGGCAAGACTGATTCTCGCTTTTTGTTTGATGTGAAGGAACCTACATACAGCTTTGGCGATGGAAAAAACTATGGCGTTACATGGGACATCTTGCAGAGTGAGCTGGTGGAAAAGTACGGCGGATATCTGGTGCTGCGCCATGCAGAAGATCCTGACGGAAAACCGCGCCGGTATCTGGACTATCTGCAGGCGATCACCGATAAAAACAGCCAGACGGTGGCTTTTGGAACAAACTTGCTGGATTTGACCAACAACGTCAAAGCAGAGGATATCTACACGCGGGTGATCGCGGTAGGCGCCAAAAAGATAACATGGCTTGTTTTTTCGTGGGGCGAGACCATCACAGAAACCGCAAACGATCTGGCTGCGCAAAAGCTTTTTGGCATCATCACAAAAGTGATCTTTATTGAAGGCATCGAAAGCACGCCGCAGTCTTTGCTAGATGCGGCAGAGGAAGAACTTGCCAAAAATCTGCGCTATCTGAACGGCATGACAGTCAAAGCGGTCGATCTGAAAGACGCTGATATTGATGTCAGCCGTATTGCAATTGGAAAGCAAACTCACATTTTCTCTGCACCGCATGGTGTAGATACCTGGCTGCTGTGTTCCAAACTTGTTGAGCCGTTGGATTCGCCGGATAAAAAGGAGTTTACATTTGGCACTGAGTTTTCCAGCATCAGCGACCTGCAGGCTTTGAGTGCACGCAAAGCGTCCGATGCTTACGATTTGAGTCGATCGCTCAAAGGGTACATGTCAGGCTAATGAGACAGGAGGTGTTTTATGGATAAAACTTTTGATGAAGCCATTGCGGGAATCCGTAAGGCTGAGCGAGGCGTGGAAGTCCGTGAGGACATCGCACAGGGCATGGAGTACGTCAAGCAGTACGCCGAGGAAGTGACAGACCAGCAGCAGGCCGCCCTGCAGGCCGCTCAGACCGCCACCGGAGCAGCCAGCACCGCGACGAAAAAGGCCGCAGCAGCTGCAGAGAGCGAAAGCGCCGCCCGGACCTCCGCCGCCGAAGCAGCCCAAAGCGAACGGTCAGCGTCCGCAGACGCAACGAACGCGGAAAGCTCTGCCGCTTCTGCTAAAGCTGAAGCGGACAGGGCTGCGGCCATCGTAAGCACCGACAAGACGCTGAGCGTCGAGGGCGCTCCGGCTGACGCAAAGGCTGTTGGCGATGCGCTGAAAAGCATAAAGCTTCCCGTTGCCACCGCCACCACGCTGGGCGGCGTCAAGCTGAGTGACGACTTCACGGCAGATGCAGACGGCACACTGCATCTGGCAGGCGGTACTGCCCCGGACCCTTACCCCGTGGGCAGTATTTTTCAAACAGTCAGCACTACCAGCCCCGCCGCCCTGTTCGGCGGTACATGGCAGGAGATTGCGCAGAACCGGGTGCTGATGGGTGCGCCCTACGCCCACGCAGCAGGCAGCACCGTGGAGGCTGGACTGCCGAACATCACAGGCAGCGTGGGCAGATTCGCAAGCGGTCACCATTCTAACGAACTAGATAGAAAGCAGGGTGCTTTAAGCTATTCAGGGCAAGGCAACAATTTGGGCTATTACAGCTCTAGCGGCTCGTACGGATATGGCTACTACATTGATTTTAATGCCTCTAGCTCCAACGCCATTTATGGCCGCAGCAACACCGTGCAGCCCGCCGCCTACTATGTGCACATCTGGCGGCGCGTGGCCTGAGAAAGGAGGCTTTGAACCATGAAGATTATTGACGAGAACGGCGCAGCCGTGGAAAACCCGGACCTGACCCTTGGGTATCTGACCGCCAGCACCGAAGAGATCACCCACCCCGCCGTAGAGGGCGTGGAAGAGCAGTGGCACTGGGAGACAGTGACCGAGTATCCGAACGGTGGCAAAGACGTGCAGAAGGTCGTTGACCGCCCCGGCGTAAAGGCGCAGGAGGAATGGGTGGAACAGGTGCCCATTCAGCGGTACATCCGCTATACCGCCGAAGAGCTGGTTGCTCAGGAAGAAGAGCGCAAAAAGGCCGAAGCCCGGGAGAAGCTGCCGGAAACGGTGGCGGCACTGCAAAAAGAAAACGAGATGCTCAAGCAATGCTTGCTTGAAATGAGCGAGATTGTTTATGCATAAAATCACACAAAGAATCGAAAGGATGGTATTTATGATGGCAATGTTGTGGGCACAGGAAATCATGTCTGCTGAGACTGTCGAGGAGGCAAAGGCGCTGTATGGGCGCTGCCCCCGCCTGCTGAAGGAGAAGGCCAAGGCGATTCTTATCAAGAGCGGCTTTGAGGAAATCACGCAGTAAGGAGGACGCTATGGCTGAAATCATGGATGTGTCCCGGTATCAGGGCACGATCAACTGGGACAAGGTCAAGGCGAGCGGAAAAGTGGACGGCGTGATGATTCGCGCCATGGGCAACAGTGCAAGGGGCAAGCCCAGTGCACCCTACACTGACCCGCAGTTTGCCCGCAACTACGCAGAATGCAAGCGGCTGGGCATCCCCTGCGGCGTGTATGGCTATTTCAAGGCAGTCAACCGGGAGCAGGCTGACAAGGAGCTGGCCTACTTCAAGAAGCTGCTCACCGGCCGGAGCTTTGAGCTGCCGGTGGCTGTGGACATTGAGGACGAAGTGCAGAAGCCGCTGGGCAAGGCCGCACTGACCGACCTGACGGCCTACATGCTGAGCACGGTGGAAAGCTGGGGCGTGTACGCTCTGCTCTACACCGGCCTGTGGTTTGGCAGTACCTTCCTGTACATGGGCGGCGCGGCCCTGAAGCCCTTCGACGTGTGGCTGGCTGCCTACCGCACGAAGAAGCCCTCCCCCGGCTGGCCCTTTGGCATGTGGCAGTACACCAGCACGGCGCATATCCCGGGCGTTGTGGATGCTACCCCGGGTAAAACCACCAACGTGGACATGTCCCACGCATACAAGGACTATGCGGGTATCATCAGCAAGAAGGGTCTGACCCGTCTCCGGGAGGGTAAATGACCGAAAAAGAAGCTTTACTGTGGGTGCTTGGCATCCTGGGCAGCCTGTGCGCTGCGGCCATCACCATTGACAAGGTGCTGGACATCATCCACAAGTACATCAAAAAGGCACAGGCCCCCGACGATGCCCAGAACAAGCGGATGGATACGCTCGAAAAAAGACTTGGCGTGCTGGAACAGGGACAGCTTCAGCACGCACAGGCCCTTGCAAGAGACCTGCGCCGCTTTGACGGCCTCGATGAAGAGATGCGTCTCGTACTCGTTGGCGTACAAAATCTTTTGGATTCGCAGCTGTCCGGCAACAACCGCGAAGGTATGCAAAAAAGCAAATCCGATATTAACAACTACCTGCTGAAAGGAGTAACAAATCATGGAAGCAATGTTTAACTTTATCCCCGCACCCATCGCACTGGTACTGATGCTCATCGGCTTTGCCGCGCTGGCCGTTGGTGCCATCCGGCTGGGCTACAAGCAGTACGTCAAGCAGTGGGCGCTGGAGCTCGTGACCATCGCTGAGGACAGCATCATGGGCAGCGGTCAGGGCGCAAAGAAAAAGGCACAGGTCTTTGCCGCGCTGCGCGGTGCACTGCCGGACTGGATGAAGCCTTTCATCACCGATGAAGTGCTGGACAGCGTGATCGAAAAGGCCGTCAGCATGATGAAAAAGGCACTGGCAGAAAAGAAGCCTACCATCAACAAGGAGTAATTTATGATCGAGCAAAGCGTATCTCTCGCATCCAATGGCGTCGTCAAAGTGCCGGGCTATGAGCAGCTGGTGCGCTTTGGCTACACCAAGAACCGGGGCGTGTACCGCCTTGCCGTCACCGCTTCCGGCGAGTGGGAAGGGCTGGCTATCCGCTGCTTCTGGCACGTGCCGGATGGCAAAGACCCGGCATCATCGCTGGTGGTGGACGGATATGTGGACGTGCCCGCCAGCGTGACCGCACAGCCCGGAAGCGGGTGCATCACCTTTGAGGGCAGCGACGGCGCAAAGGTGATGACCAGCGCAGACCTGCAGTATCGTGTCAGCGCCAACTCCGGCACAGAGGACGGCACCGAGCCGGAGCCGGGCACCCCTGCATGGCAGCAGCTGGTGGATGCCGTCCACGCCGATGCCACCGCCGCAGAGCAGGCCAAGACCGATGCACAGACGGCAGCACAGCAGGCTGGGGTATCTGCCAAAAATGCTTGGCAGGCCCTTTCTGACACCATTACCGCCAAAGAGGATGCTCTGAAAGCCATCGGTGACAAGCAGACCGCCGCCACGCAGGCTGTAGACACGGCCCGGGACAAAGCCCTCAAGCAGGTGGAAGCCTCTACAGAAGCCGCCCAGCAAGCGGCAGGAATCCCCGTGCAAATCGCTTACAAGCTGAAAACTCCCACTTCCTTCACTGCGACAGGCGCACAGCCCATCCCCGCGCTCTCCGGCATCAACACCGCCCTGACCGATGCAGATAGTGCAACCGTTACCGGCAGGGCTGATCCCATCAAACGCATTACTGACCTTGAGGACGCAGTAGCGTCCATGACAACGACCTAAAGGAGGACTGACTATGGCAATTAAATCCAAAGCCCGCCACGACCTGACCCTGCGCTCCATCAAAAGGGAGATTTCTGCAAGACGCGACGTGGCATACTGGTTGGATAAAGCGTACACCCATCTGGACAGCGGTCTGCTGACGGAGGACGACATCGCAGAGGTGGAAGCCCTTGCGCAGGCGTACTACGACGCATTGGATGCGAAGGACAAGGCGAACGCTGAGGAAATTACGCAGTAAGGAGACATAACGCATGAACGCAGTAAATATTGAAGATTTGCTCGATCTGATTGAATCCATGAAACGCATATCTGCGGATGAAATTATCGCTGCATCAAAGGAGAACAACGAGCTGGAGCGCATCGCGCACATCGCAACGGAAGCAACTTATAAGGCTGTTATCGAAAAGTTGGAAAACCTCCGCGTGTACGCAGTAACCGTTTTGGATAGCAAGGAGTAACATCATGAGTAGCACTACATACGAGCATTTTGTTGACACCAACAAAATGTTCGCCGCACAAGAGCAATTTCGTAACATCACGAAAATGGTCTGCGTATGCTTTCGTGGCTTCACGAAAACATGCCATCTCGGTAACGCCCCCGTAATGGTGCGCAACGCTGGACAACTGCCGCAGCCTTTCTGGCTCGGTGCTGCCTGTGGCGGCGGCTCGTGTAGTCTTTCCGCCAGCGTTGCAAGGACTTGACCGACAGCAGATGACCGCAGCCATCAAAAGCGCACCGCTTGGGAGGGTAGACCGTAAGATAGCCTTACTGCGGTACGTTGAGCGGCTTCCGCTGCCAGACATTGCAGCACAGACGCATTATAGCCGGACGGCGATAAGCTACCGGCTGAAAGGCATTGAAAAAATGCTGGATGTGTGATACCATAATCTTAATTGGGCGCGATTTCTCACGAAACGCATTGAAGCGGCAGGCTTTCGGGTCTGCCGCTTTTCTTTTTGCACGAATTATGGTATAATTATCTCAACAAATCCACCCGGCCTCTCGAAGAAGCACATTAGGGTGGATATTTGAAAGGCTGCGGCCTTTGCAGAGAGCGGCATTGCCTGTGGGCGGTTCCACTCTTGATTTTAGACTTTGCCATTTCGGTGGCATAAAAAATCCCCTGCTTTGTCGAAGCCCTGCGTGCCACGCTGGGTACTTGTAGGCAAAGTGGGGGATTTTGTTTTATTTACACTAGTTTTGTCGAAGCTCTTGTCTTGCAAGTCAAAACGTGATATTTTATTTTTGCTTCCAATGTGAAGCCCTTAACAGTTAAGCGCTCATGCGGATTTTTCCGTGTGGGCGCTTTTCTTGCTTTACAGAAGTTTATAGTGCTCTGCCAGCAGGAAGCGGACGTACACAGGGCACGCACGCTTTTCGCCGCACCAGTCCTGCACGGTCCGTAGCGGGATGCCCGCCCGCTTTGCAAAAGTGGTCTGAGACAGACTGGTGCGGGCTACCAGCTCACGCATTGGAAGATGAGCTAAATCCCAGATGGTGGACAGCCTTGCCTTCTCGGCATCCAAGTCGATGCAGCCGGAAGCGTCATCCGGGACGCTAAGAGTGATGCTGTTGAGGAACGCTGCCCTGGACGCTTCCGGGTCAGCAGCCATAATAAAGAGTTCAGCAGTAGTATACATAGTCTTCTCCTTCTTAAATCTCCCCGGTCGATGTACGCACATCGGCTGGGGACTTTTTCTTTACTCCATATCTTCCAGAGCTTCAAGATACTTCGGGTAAAGGTCTTCCACTACGGCCTGTCTCTCAACGTCGTCCAGATTGCCGTTCATGAGTGCCTCACCCTCTTCATCGGAGAGTTCGATGCTGGTAGTGACCATCAGGTCGCGAGCGTCCAGATGAGAGGTTTTGACGTCGCCATCATCGGTCAGGTGCGCGTAGATCATCCAAACGCCGTTGTCGTACTCGATTTCGGTGCCGGTGGCCATAACCTTGGCTGCAAACTCGTCAGCAGTAAGCTTTTTCATAATTGTTACCTCCATGTGTTTGTTCGTGGTCTTTCACTGTCTTTATTATACACGCATTGCGTGTAATTATCAAGGCTTTTTTGAAAATTTTATACGCGTTGCGTGCAAATGTTTGAGCGCCCATACGGCCCTGTGCTGTGTGGGCGCTTTTCTTTTTTGCTCACAGTAAGCAAGCTTTAAGCAAAGTTTAAGCAAGCTTTTTGTCCTTCGTTGTACCTTCGTTGCCTCTCACGGCGGCTTAAAGCGGTACACTGGGCGCAAAGGGAGGGGGCGCCATGTGGCACAGGTTTAACCCAAACCCGCGCGGGAGCAGCGTCGGGGACTGCGCAGTGCGGGCAGTAGCTGCAGCCACCGGTCAGAGCTGGGAGCAGGCGTATATTGCGCTGGCGCTCACCGGCTACGCCCTCGGCGATATGCCCAGCGCCAACCGCACATGGGGCGCATACCTTCAAAAACGCGAGTTCAAGCGACGCATGGTGGAAGCGGATTGCACCACCTGTTACACCGTGGCAGATTTTGCCCGGGAGTACCCGCACGGCGTGTATGTACTGGGCTGCTCCGGCCACGTCCTGACCGTGATCGACGGTGCGTGGTGGGACAGCTGGGACAGCGGCGCAGAATGCCCGATTTACTACTGGTACAAGGAGGAGTAAACGATGCCGATCTATAGCGGATACCCGCAAGTGTTTTACCCGCAACAGCCGCAAGGGCAGCTTGAAACGCTTCGAGCTGCACAATTTCAACCTCAGCCCGTCATGATGCCTACAATGCAGGGGCAGGCCGCACCGACTGACAGCGGCTTTATCTGGGTGCAGGGCGAAGCAGCAGCCCGGGGCTATCTGGTCGCCAACGGGAGCCGGGTGCTTTTACTGGATGCCGATTCCGATACCTTCTACATCAAAGAGGTTGGGCAGGACGGCAGGCCGTTCCCGCTCCGCATTTACGATTACAAAGAGCGCACCAGCGGCCCCAAAGCGTCGATTGCAGCCACGCAAGCCGCAGGCGGGGAGTATGTCACCCGCAAGGAGTTCGACGAGTTGGCGGCAAAGCTGGCGGCGTTGGAGAAGCAAGAAGCACCAGAGCCGGAAAAGGAGGGCTAAACGATGGGCAGCAGCTTGTTTAATTCGATGGGCCGACAGGCTCAGAACCCTATTGGCGGGCAGTTCCAGCAGTTTATGGGCCAGATGCAGGGAAAGAACCCGCAGGAGATGATAAGCCAGATGCTCACCTCCGGCCAGCTTTCACAGCAGCAGCTCAACGCCATTCAGCAGCGGGCGCAGCAGATCGCGCCGATGCTTAACGGCATGAAAAATATGTTTGGATTCTGAAATGCGGCCGCATTTAGAATAAATTCAAAAAATCCAACGTAAAGGAGTAAAACTATGTCTCTTTCTTCTGATAGCACGGTTCTGACCATGCCGGTACAGCCCGCCAACGGCTACAGCAACGGCCTCAATGGCTGGGGCGGCGACTGGATGGGCTGGATCGTCCTCTTTCTGATCTTCGGCATGTTCGGCTGGGGCGGCATGGGAGGCTTTGGCTGGGGCGGCGGCATGGGCATGGGCGGTGCTTCGCCTTATATGACCAGCGCTGTCACACAGGCAGACCTGCAGCGTGGCTTCGACAACCAGAGCGTCATGAACAAACTGAACGGGCTGGAAAACGGCCTGTGTGATGGCGTCTATGCCATGAACACCGGGATGCTTCAGGGCTTCAACGGCGTGCAGCAGGGCCTGAACGGCGTCACCAACGCCATGCAGCAGGGCTTCAACAGCACCAACGTTGCGCTGATGCAGGGTCAGAATGCTCTGGCTACACAGCTGGCAGACTGCTGCTGCAAGACCCAGACCGCGATCCAGGGAGTCAACTACAATCTGGCCACTCAGGAGTGCGACACCCGGAACCAGATGCAGCAGGGCTTCTGCGCAACGCAGAACGCCATGAGCAACAACACCCGGGATATCATCGAAAATCAGAACAGCAACACCCGCGCGGTGCTCGACTTCCTGACCAATGATAAGATCGCCACCCTGCAGAGCGAGAACAACGAGCTGCGCCGGGCTGCTTCTCAGGATCGCCAGAGCGCGTTCCTGACCACCGCGATGAACGCGCAGACCAACCAGATCATCGGGACTCTGCAGCAGAAAGCTCCCGTGCCTGCCTATCAGGTGCCCAACCCCAACGCCATTTACTATGGCTGTGGGACCGGCTGTGGCAGCTGCGCCTAACCGAATAACGGCAACTGACTGCAAATTGTAGTCTGTTCAGCCCCTGAGCTGATTTTGCGAACCAGAGCGCCGGGGCAAAAGTCCCGGCGTTTTTTCTATGAAAGGAGCCGATAAAATGGCTGAGTTTAGCAATTCTAACACCGTCAGCGTGGCAGCGGGTGAAAACCTTCCCCTGACCGAGACCGCGGTGAAAGCCCCTGCTTGCATCATGCACCGTGAGGGCAGCGGCCTTGTGACTCTGCGAGGCCTGACCAATCAGTGCAAAGCGCGCTTTAAGGTAAGCTTTGGCGGCAATATCGCCGTTCCCACCGGCGGCACTGTGGGACCCATTTCCGTGGCGCTGGCTGTCGGCGGTGAGTCACTCAACAGTGCGACCGCGATTGTCACCCCGGCGGCAGTCGAAAATTACTTCAATGTTTTCGTGGCTGCGTTCATCGAGGTACCGCGCGGCTGTTGCGTGACCGTGGCGGTCAAAAACACCAGTACGCAGGCAGTCAGCATTGCAAACAGCAATTTGATCGTTGAGCGGGTAGCATAAGAAAGGAGATAAAGTCATGCTGGATAAATTGAATCACCTGAAGGATGAGATGTGCGACGAGCTCATGGAGCTGACCGACAAAAAGAGCCGTTCCCCGGGTGATGTTGAGATGATCGGCGAGATCGTGGACATCATTCTGGACATCCACCGCATCAAGGATTACTGCGAGGGCGGAGAGTACAGCCGAACAGGCGAGTGGGAAGCTGACATGCGCGGGACTTTCGGCCACGATGCCGGAAACGGTTACAACCGGGGCAACAGCTACGCCAACCGTGGCCGTCACTATGTGCGCGGGCACTACTCCCGCACGGATGGCCGTGAGCGCATGATCTCTGACATCGAGGACATGATGCAGGAAGCCACCGGTGCAGAGCGTGACGCCTACAAGCGGGCTGCTGACATCTTGCGCAACGCATAAGGGAGGAGGGCGGCAGGCATGGACATTGACGAAATCAACACCCACATTCACAAGCTGAAATGCGGTTCGACGGACTGGCAGAGCGTGGAAAAGCTTGCTGCCCTCTGCACTGTGCGGGACGAGCTGGAGGAAGCGCACGCACCTGAAACGCAGATCCAGTCATTGCCGCCCGCGACTTATGCGGCGGCGTACTCCGCAGCAGCGGAACCACAAAGCGACTTTGTGGCGGCTGCCAGCTCTGTTCCTTTCGGCGGTTTGATGCAGGTGCTTGACGAGCACATGAAAGCAATAAAGCTGGTGTACCCGAAAGAGTATGAGCTAGTAATGCGGAAGATAAGTGACTTGTAAAAAGACATAAAATGTGCTATTTTTACATAAGCTTCAGCGTTTGGGCACGATGCGCATAGTCTAGCAATAATTCAACAAATCAATAATTATTTACATTGATACGTCAAATAAACTTGATTTGTAATCAGTGGGTTGCAGGTTCAACTCCTGTCACCAGCTCCAAAAATAAACGCACGAACGATGAAAACGAATCGTCCGTGCGTTTTTCTTTTTGCTTGAAATGCCTTAAAATATCCTGAATGAACGTGATAATCTAACAAACAATCTAACAAATCAGTACTTCATCTTCTGCATTTCCTGCAACAAATAGGCTGGATCGTTGTGTGACACGTACTTGTTTGCCGTGGTGGAGAAATTTTTGTGCCCAAGGATTGCCTGTACCGCGGTCTTTTCCAGGCCGCACTCCACCATCTTACTACTGGCCGTGTGGCGCAGCGTGTGTGGATGCACGCCCTCTATATGGCATTCCTGCATCAACGCTCGGAACTTTGTAGCCACGTTGCGCTTATCCAGCTTTGTGCCGGCCTTGGATGGAATCAGCCATTCGCACCCGCTGTCAAGCATCCAAAAGGCAATGATCTTGTAAATGGGCTCAAGGATGGGGATGATGCGGTTCTTGCCCGCTTCTGTCTTTTCACCGCCCTGCATGTACTGCTCTTTCAGATGCACATCCTCGCAGCGCATGGAAAGCAGCTCGTCAATGCGCATACCGGTGTACAGCAGCACCATGGCGATCTGAGCCGTCTGCCCAAACCTCGGGTCGTCTTGTCGGCTGCTGATCTGCTCGATCTCTTGGGCGGTCAGGGTGCGCTCTGCTTTTCCTGTAGCCGCCGGGAGCTGCAGTAGCATGGCATAATTTTTGTTTATGATGTCCTGCGCCATTGCCCACTCGCAGATCTGGCTAAAAAGCGTGCGCTGTTTTTCACAGGAGCTTCGGGAGAGCCCTTTTTCCACCATTGCGTCAATGACCTGTTGATAATCTGCCGCTTTTAAGTCCCGCAATTGTCGGTCGTATAGCGGAGCAGCCTTTGCATAAGCCAGCTCGTACCCCTTTTGCATGTCCGTGCTGAGCTTTTCAAACTTTGGCTGCGCTCTCCATTGGGCATAGGCATCTGCAAAGGTGCATTTCAGAAGCGCAGCGGGAGTGTTCTGGGCGTTGTAAGCGTCCAGCGCTTGTACTGCTTCGCCTGCCGTTTCAAACGTTCCCAGAACATCCCTGCGGGCTGTGAGTGCAACATATGGTCTTGCCCGCATCCCGCTCAGTTTATACACGCTGCCGCTGCCCTTGGGACGGCGGCGCTTTTTTCTTTGCTGCGGGGCGGCTTCCGGCTGTTTCTTCCCGCACCACGGACAAAAAGAAGCACCATCCGGGATTTCCTTCCGGCAGCATGGTCTCACGCATTTCATGGCTTACTCCTTTTTCTGCCCGATATATCCGAATGCACCATTTTCAGCAGCGGCCCTTCCGGCCTTGTAGTTGATTTTCAGGTCGTTAATGGGAGGATGCGGAGCGTCCGGGCATGGGTCAAGGCCAGCAATCTGCGCATAGGTATACTGGTCTATGATGGTCCCGCACACGCTGACCCGGTTGTTGAGTGGGCAGTGCAGGTTTGCTGCCATCTCGGAGATCACCGCAGGCGGACTGCTGCCGTGTCGGCCCTTCAGAATGAAAAGCAGCAGTCGCTTCGTGATGGGCGGCAGAGCCCTCATCAGCAGATGCAGCTCCCGATCTACAGAATCTTCCAGCCTTTCGATGTCGGAAACCGCATACAGATCTGGGTGCATCATCTCCATAAACACGGTGATGGGGGACACCCCACATGCTGTGCACCAATCCATGACCTCGTCACTGTCCGGGCTGGTGCATCCTTTTTCCCAGCTCTGTACCGTCCTCTCACCCTTCTCGATGAGCCTTGCGATCTCCACTTGGCTCAGGCCGGCAGATACCCTGGCCTTTGCAAGCGCTTTTCCAATCTGGGTTGCCGTAAAATAACTCATACTTTCGCCCCCGTAAAACCAACGTGTTTTTAACAGAAAATGGCGCAGAAAAAATCTGCGCCATTCGACAAAAAATATCCGTATTTTGTTTTCCAACGGCGCATGGTAGAATTTGGAACATAAGACATAAATGTGCACAAAAGAAAGGGGAAAACAAAATGGATTTTGAGCAAAGAAATGGTAAAGAAACCGAAATGACCATCATCGACGGTATGCCCGCCACCGTTTTGACCGGAACCGACCGCACACCACAGCCTTGGGAGGATTGACTATGGAGAAGATGAGCCACTTTTGCACGCACATTCGCGCCGCGCTTGCCTGCTACGTTGATATGACTCCGGAGCAGCAAGCCCTTGCCACCATGTACGCCGCCCGCAAGATCAATACACTGCACGCATTACATATGACAGCCAAAACGCCCGGCGGCGCAGTGACCGGAGCAGGGGAATTGTTGCAAAAAATGCAACAACTCGATGCAACCCATCAAAAAGAGTGATGGGCAAACCCATTGACTGCAACAACATGCAGTTGTATAATGCGGTTGTAAACAAACTTACATACCAAGCAGCTGAGATTTCTTTGCTGCGTACTCATCCTCGGTGATGGCACCAAGGTCAAGAAGCTGCTTGAATTTCAGCAGTTCATCCGCAACACTTCCAGCCGCCGTTGTCGGTTGCGCGGCCTTTTCCTTCCCAGAGGTGCATTTCTTCAGAAACTCCGTGGTGCCGCCGGGGTACTTCTGGACCGGAAGGACCTGCTCTCCCAGAGGGAGCTCAAATCGGATAGAGACATTTTCCTTGCTGCGTCCCTTCCGGGTCTCACTTTTGGCGGTGGAAGCGCCCACGATCGCACCGACGGGCCCGGCAACGGCAGCGCCTACCACAGCACGGCCAATGCCGCCAACGGACTGTGTGACCATCACGTCATCCGCATCTGATTCGTACCCGGCGACCTCATCAAAGCTGTAGATCACGCGCGGGCCTTTGTCGCCGCTTCGGTGCCCAAAGAAAAAGAGGCGATTGCTTTTGTCGATGGACACAAAAAGAGAATCCCCATCATAGATGGAATCGGTCTCCTTAAATGCCGCCCGGCGCTGCTCCAGCGTTACCCAGTATGCCGCAAGTGCATCTGTCGGCTGCTTTGCAGCTCGGAAGCCAAGTTTTGAGTAAAAGAAGTTGCTGCATCCGGCGCAGATCAGACCGTCGGCGCTCTTTTCGCGGTTGAGTAAGCCCAGCTTTCCACCGCAGACAGGACAAGTATTTGCCATGGGTACACCTCACACATATTTACTATAAGGAGGAACAAAAAATGCAGAACACACGGTTTAGCCCGGACGAAATCAGAAAAATCATCGAAAAGCTAAAGAGTGACCCTGCATTTCGTCAGAAAGTCCTCGTTATTCTTAATAAGGATTAGAGAAGTTCTCGGATAGCGTTCTTTTTCGCTTCCGAAGCCCCAAGAATCCGTCTTACAAGCTCAGCGTCTTCAGAAGACAGGCTGGACAAGTCCACGCCCTCCGGGGTGCTGGGCTTTTCTTTTTGCTCTTCGCCCTTCAGCTCGGCAACCGTGACGCCAAAGTAAGCGGCCACTTTTAATGCAGTTGCATCCGTCAGTCCTCCACCTTTTTTCCAGCGGTTGACTGTCGGCTTCGACAATCCCATTTCCAAAGCCGCGCCGGATGGCGTTTTACCGGCTTTCTCGCACAAACGCAGATAGTTCTCGTAAAATGCCATAAAAGCGCCGCCTTTTTTGTGCAGTATGACAAAGTTACTAAAGTTTACAAGAAACTCTTTACAGTTACCCAAGTAACTGCTATAATAGCGTTGTCAGTTAAAAGAGTTTACAAAACACAAAGCCCCAGCGGGTAACCGCTCAAGCTGTTTTTACTTGTATTCTGCAACTACATAGTAACACACTTTGTAAACTTTTTCAACTGGTATTTTGACCAACCCATTGAAAAAGGAGAAAAAAGCATGAAAGCATCAGACAACGCAATCGCCCCCATCATCATCCGTCGCCCCGATAAGAAGATTTTCCAGATCCGCATCGTTGGCGACAGCAGCCTGATCGTCCACGCATGGAGCGAGAAGGCAAAGAAAGAGATGCTTGCATCCCAGCAGGGCAAGAAGCTCCTGAAAAAGGACAAGGTGGCAAAGAACCCGTATGGCGAGACCGCCGAGGCGCTCTACTGGCTGGATGGCAAGCCGGACGTGGCATATTCCGACTGGACGAAGGAGCTTCTGGATAAATACGGCACAACGGAGCGGTTCGGTTTCCCTGCTTGTGCAGTAAAGGCGGCGGCTATTTCAGCTGCGTACCGCCTGGGCTACATGAAGAACAAAGTGACCGGCAACGGTCTGTTTCATGTTTTTGGCACCAACAGCACGGAGTTCATCGAGATCAAGACCTTTGACGAGGGTAAGCCAAAGTTTGAGCACCGGGAAGATGAGGTAAAGATCGGCATGGGCACGTCTGACCTGCGCTACCGCCCGGAATTCAAGAACTGGTATGCCGATCTGGTGATCGAGTACAACCAGAACGGCATGATCGACGAGGAAAGCCTGGTCAACATGATCGAGCTTGGCGGCGATATGTGCGGCATCGGTGAATGGCGCATCGAGAAGGGCGGCATCAACGGCAAGTTCCATGTGCAGCCCAATGCCTGAGTGATTTGGCTGGTTAGGCACGGCCTGTTACGGATAGTCAATGCAAGAATGGCATGGTTTGGCTGGCGGGGCGTGTCCCGGTTAGGTTTGCTTCGGAATGGCACGTTTCGGTAAGGCTGGTGTGGACAGGCAAGGTGAGTCGGGACGTGGTCGGGTAAGGCCAGGCTTGGCTAGGCTTGGCTAGGCTGTCGGGGTGTGTTTAGCTGCGGAGAGGCTTGATATGGATAGGTTCGGCTGGTGAGGCTGGGTACGGCACTGTAAGAAATGGCATGGTTGGTAATGGCTGGCATGGCGCGATATGGCGAGCTTTGTTGCGGAACGGTCAAGTTTGGTCAGGCTGGCTAGGCAGGATTAGTTAGGGTTAGGCAGGTTTAGGCAGTCGAGGTGAGGTGAGGCGGTGCTTGTTGTGGCGAGGCTGGCATGGATTGCCAAATAAACCAAGGAGGTTCAAGCATGAAACAAATTGCAGGGTATGCATGGAAGGACAAAAAAACAGATTCGTTCTACCACGCTACCGCAGAACAGGCGCATGATGCGTTTGAGAACATCCGCCAGCGGGAAGGCAAACTGACCCCAGAGGCTGTGGTCGAGGATGCACGACCGGAGGAATCGGTGCTGCATGAGGACTTCGAGTGGCGGGACGATGTTGCCGCCGAGAGGTATCGGGAGGGGCAGGCGCGGAAGATGATCGGGTCGGTGCGCATCCTTCGGGTGGATTCCCGCCCGCCGGTAAGGGCATATGTCAATGTCCGGGTCATCGAACAGAAACCGCTCAAGTTTGAGGACGTTGTTCGGAAGCCGGATCCGGAAGCGGATGACGCGCAGGCACAGGAAGGCGTGCGCTGCTATATGCCGATGCAGGAAGTGCTGCAAAAGCCCGCGCTGTATGACCAGATGATGGCAGACGCGCGGCGGGATGCACAAACCTACCGGCAGAAGTACAGCACGCTGGAAGAGCTTGCGCCCATCATGGAAGCGATTCAAACCACATTTGAAACGGAGGTGTAAGAGTGCCCGAAGTTTGGACAGGCGATTTAATCGGTCGCATGCACAACAACAAAATCACCATGACGGAGCTTGCCGCACGTCTTGGCTGGACGAAAGGTTACTGTTCGATGATCCTGAACGGCCTGCGAACCCCAAGCGAAGCCCGCAGCAAGATGGAAGCAGCATTGGAAGAGCTTATCAAAGAGAGGAAGACCAAAGCATGACCAACACCAATCTGACCCCGGTTCTAATCTCCGGGGTGTCCTGCTACGAGAAGGACGGAACCGCGTATCTGAAACTTGAGGACGTCGCCCGAGGGCTGGGGTTCACCCAGACCCAGAACAAGAACGGCACCGAGTACACTTCTATCCGTTGGGAGCGTGTCGAACAGTATCTGGCGGAATTCGGTTTCCCCCACAAATGGGGGAAAGACAGCTACATCCCGGAGAATGTTTTCTACAGGCTCGCCATGAAGGCAAACAACCCCGTTGCCGAGAAGTTCCAGGCGCTGGTTGCCGATGAGATCATCCCCAGCATCCGCAAGACTGGCAGCTACATGATGCCCAAGCTCAGCAAGGAGATGCAGGCGCTGTTCCTGCTGGACGACCGCACCCAGAAACAGGAGCAGCGGCTCACGGCGCTGGAGAACACCATGACGGTGGACTACAACCAGCAGCGCGTACTGCGCAAGAGCATCAGCCGGTCGGTGATCAGCGCCCTGGGCGATGAGAAAGCGCCGGCCTACATCGACAACCATGTGCGCAGCAAGGTGTACAGCGAGTGCAACCACGATGTGCAGGACTGGTTCCGGGTCAACAGCGTGGGCAACATCCCCCGCAAGCGCTTTGATGAAGCCGTGGAGTACATCCAGCGGTGGAAGCCCAGCACCAACACCGTGATGCTGATCCAGCAGACCAACGGCCAGACCAGCCTGTTTGACCGTGCCTGCGCCCCGGCGGGGCGGCTGATCGACTCAGAAGTGATCGCAAGAGGGTAAGGAGGACACCCATGAGTGAAAAGATCATCGCATATAAGGCCATGGACAAAAATATGCAGTGCCGTGGCAAGCAGTACGAGGTGGGCAAGACCTACCATGAAGACAAAGCTGACTGCTGCCACGCTGGTATGCACGCTTGCGAGAACCCGCTGGATGTGCTGCACTACTACCCGTTGAAGGATAGCCCGCGCTTTTTTGAGGTCGAGTGCGGTGGAAACGTGGATAAAAGCGTAGAGGATAGTAAACTGGCCTGCACTGAGCTTACGGTGAAAGGTGAGGTGAATTTTGCAGGGCTGGTAAAAGCTACGTTGAATGCCGTTTTTAATCGGGTGAAGGGCAAAGAGCCTTTTTCCAGCGGACGTTGCAGCACGGCGGGTTCCAGCGGCGATTACAGCACGGCGGGTTCCAGCGGCGATTACAGCACGGCGGGTTCCAGCGGACGTTACAGCACGGCGGGTTCCAGCGGACGT